TTCAGTTTCCCTGCAGGGCTATTTTTCTTAGCAGCATCATGAGCAGCATGAGCACTTGCTAATTCTTTATGTAGCCTTTCTGAATGTTTGACGTCCTTGCTTGATATATGTTTTTTCTGCCAGCTGTCATTGCCATAGGTCGGTGCGTGGCGATGATCGTGATAATCGGATTTTGCCGCATCTTTGTGATATCTAGCACGAATTACATGCGCTCTAACAGAGTTGTGATCTGAACGTTCAGAATGAGTAAGGTTTTTATGAGTTTTTTCCAAACTTTCTATCGCTTTATTTGCAAGATCAAAATGTTTTTTGGTCGCATCAGCGTGTTTTTGTTGTACGGCTTTTAGTTTTGCACCTGTTGCAGCTATCTTTTTCTTATGAGTAAGCATTTCCATTTCAAATAGATGATTTGCTTCTTCTCGTATTTGTTTGAATTTTTTCATTTTATCCTCTTACCTTTGCCGCCAGATCTTTGTCTGCCTTACCCCAAGTACCTGAGGATTTAGTTATAAATGAGTTGACTCGAGCCATCGCCCATTGCTGCGGTGTTGTACCCGGCCGGTGTCCTGTTTTCCATGCAGCCATACCACGATTATAGACTTTACGTAATATACCTATTGGCATACCAGATTTTTCGGCTTTGGCAGCTAGGCCTTTCTTTTTTTCTTCTTCTAAGATAAATTCTCTAAACCTAATCATATCGGTTCCCTGTTCTTTGCTCGAGTATCTCTTGTACGTGCACGATCCATCATTCGATCATGCTTTATTTTATCAATTTGTTTTTCTCTTTTGATTCTTTTCTTTGCTAAAGCAAGATTTACTTTTTCTCCATACATTTGTTTGAACTTTAGTGTATGTTTACTCGGCTTTGTCTTAGCAGCGGCATCACCGGGTGCTGGTTTATAAGCAGAAGGATCATCATCTCTCATCTTCGATTGGCGCTTAAACTGTGCATCTCTAGCTTTCTTTGTTGAAACTTTCTTTATACCACTATGATATGCTTTTGGTTGTGTACCTTTGCGATCTTTTATATCAGGATCCTGTGGTGAACTCGTTGCTTCAATATCAAGAGTTTTAGGATAGCCTTTTTGCCCAGGCTTTTTCTTTGGTTTACCTGCTGCACGCCGCGCGCGGATATTTGCCCACAATGATTCGTCCATAGGTTCTATAGCCTCCAACCATTTTCTATATTGTCCATTAGCTGTTTCCACAATAATATAGTTTGCACCACGTACTTTTACTTCAGCGATTTCTTCAGTTTCTTTAATTATTACCTGATCACCTATTTTGTATAATTCACCGTTTACATATGATTCTCTTGTTTCATTCACAGATTCTAATTGTACATGATTCTTGAATTCTTTTTGTTCACTAAGACCTAATCCTATACGAACACTATTGAAAATCTTTTTAGCATCAAAGTTATTTACAGCCCTTGGTAGTCCTTGACTGAATGTTGTAAAGTCATTTGCCCTTGCAGCATCACGCTGTTTTGTGGCAGATGCTCCTTCAGCTCCTCTTGCATCAGGATCTCTTTGACCAGCAGAAACAACATCTATCTTTCTAAAATTATATAGTCCGTGTCTACCTTTCTTGCCATTATATTTTTTGATCAGAATATCAAATTCTTGAACACGATCAGAACCTACAACCATCACTATATTAACAAAACCTTCATCATATAATGTCTGTAAAGCATCGAATACTGTCTTAACTTTTTTATTCAACATTATTCGTCTTGCATAACGAGGAAACATTTTTCTTGCAATCTTTATCTTATCGTTATACATCAATGGATTATCTTTTTTATCTTGTGTCTGAGACAGATAAACTCTATATTGATTCTTTCCGGCCAGTGTTGCTAGCTTTTCTAGTAATTTACCATGGCCAATAGTAGGCGGATTCATTCTACCGAAAGTAAAATAAACTCGCTTCTCTTCTTCAGCTAGAAAAGTTTTGAACGAATAACTCATTAACCCTTTTTTCTCTCAACTTCTTTTTTACGTACATCTTTAAACATGCGCTTAGCGAACATATCTATTCTTTTCTTTACAGCAGGAGCAGCCATACGTTTTTCAATTTCTGCTCTACGTGCAAAAGATAACTCACTTTTGTTTTTACCTTTAGTTAGTTTCTTAAAGATAAACATCCGAGCGTGTTTACGTGCTCTGCCTTTTAATTTTTTAGTATCAGCCATTTTACGCTTAGCACGTTCTCGGCCAATCTTAATCTTGGCTTTCATTCTTTTAAGTTGTCGGGATTTGGCCATCCGTTGTTGGAGGGTAAGGGCTTCTACAGTAGATTTGCCATCGTCGTTTTGAGGTGCAAAGTGCGGACCACCAGAATTGTCATTAGGACAGTCACAACCGGGTGTTGCATTATTCTGTTCGCAACCGCAGTCTTTACAAATCATCTTAGTTGCTTCGTACATATGTCTTTTACGTTTATACGCACGATAATTCGTAAGCTCATCCTCACCTGGACGATATTCTACAGTGTACAAATCTTTAAAGCGTAGCAGTTTTTCTGCCATCGTTAGTTCCTTCCTGGCGTATCCCATCCTTTTAATATATCGGGTGAAAAGTTTGCGTATGAGAATTCCATACGGTCCACAATTTTCACTGCATCACTACCAAGTTTATCAATAGCTACATATCCTTCTTGGCCTGTCGTCTTATAACCACGATTTGTTTTCAAAAAAGCCTTGATAGACTGTAGCTGATTAAGTATATTTATAAGTTTTAATTTTGCAAGAACTATAGATTTTTGCATTTCAAAGATATTTTGTAGTGAATCTTTATTTTCTGGTGAAAAGAATTGTAGTATCTCATCTAGTTTTTTCTGCTGAGCAGTTTTTCCTTTATCTGTAGTTCTCTTGTCTATTTCTTTTTTGTATTTTTGTCGTATATATTGTATAAGTGCGTTAACCCTTTTGGATGGATCAGGAGGAAGACTGCCAGCTCGTACATAAGTATTGCCATGAGTCTCAATGGTTTGGGCCAGTACCGGATTATTTTCAAGTTCTCTGAGAGTATTTCCAGCAATTTTATTGAAAATTTTACCAGCATTGCTAAGATGACCATTTACTTCCTCTGTATCTGATGCCGTCATGGTATATTTTGTCAGATCACGTAACATAGCATCCTGTGACCAGACATTTCGAGACTTACGTAGCCTTGAAACATCTACACCATAAGATGCTCTCATTGTTTCGAATGATCGTCCTGTGTAGCTCGTATGCCAGACAATTCCAATCTTTGCTGTCTTAATTTCCCGGGCCATGTCCGTGCCAGCCGGTACTGCATATAAGATTGTATTGGGGTGGAACGTAACATATGATTTATTTTTGATTTTTTCAGTTTTAAGATCCGATTTACTATACAGAAAATCACCTTGAACTACTCCTCTAATACCTAACTCAGGTAAATGTTTGAGAGCGAGCTTAAGCTTTGAATTAAGATCGCCGCTAGTATCAGCGTCAATATCAGCATCACTCTTGTATACTTTGGGAGATTTGTTAAAGATCCCTTTTTTCGCCACGAAGAATCGACCATCACGAGGATCAGTCCCAGCAAACACAGCAGGAGCACCATCCCATTTAACAGATACATTTCCATCATGTACACCTCCTAGCATATCTCTTAAGGAACGAAGAGCCATGATAGCATCTCTTGCACCTTTTACTCCACCATAGACTACCTTATCTTCAATATGAGTCATGTGTGTATTTTTTTGTTCAGTTATGAATGTATTAAATCTTTCCATTATATTTTCTTTTTTGTCCGCGGTAATGAGCCTATAGGAAATATCGCTACTCTGCAGTTCGGTATTGTAACTCCTGCAGCTTTTGCAGGACTTCTTTTACCTTGATAACGCGCATTAAATACCGCCTCATATTCACCTCTTGCTATATCACCATTCGTTCCTGCATGTGTAGATGTTATCTTATAAGAATTACCTGTTTTTTTAAGATTCATATTTCCTAAGTGAAATTCATCTACATTATTAATGCTTGCTTCACCGCCGTATTCTGGTCCATAAATTGCTTGATTCTTAAGAGCAAGACTTGTTATAGGCCTATAAAAGTTTTCAGCACGATTCAATCCGTCAGGTCTCATTTTTTTCAAATCATTCATGAATTTTTTCAGTTCAATATTGCTTTGTGCTTTTTTGTATGTCAGTCCACCATACTGTTGAAAGTCTTTAGCAGTTCTTCCTGCTTTGTGAGATATATACGCAACAGGATTTCCTTTAGTATCGACAATTGTCATATCCGACTTTGGTTCTTTACCTTCGTACTTACCTTCGGTTTTCACCATTTCAGCGCATTCAACGGTTCTTCCATTGATACTTAGATTAATGAATGGCATATCGATATCGTCTAGTATTTTTCTGAGCTTATCATTAAAATAATTCATTGCCAATGTTTCAGCTGCAGTACCTGATCCTGCTCCTCTTCCACCGAATTCACCAGTCTTCTTAAAACCAGTAGGTATAATAAAGTCACCGGTCGATGTTTTAACGGTCATAGATGTTCGTAACTTTGGAAAACCATTATCAGCTGTCATGAATGCCTCGACTTCATCAGCTTGGCTTTTGTTTACAATAACTTCTGTATCTTTCATAGTGGCAAATGGTTTACCTTCTTTCACTTTAGCAATAAAAGTGAGTACTCGATTTTCATCTTTCCTTAAGTCGGCAATAGACAATCTGTTAAATGATACGAGTGACATGTCTTTCTTTTCCAGTAAAAATGCTTTGAACCGTAACATATTTTTTCTCTCTGATAGATTATACCAGTATTTATACAAAAAGTAAACTAAAAAAAGGCCGGATAAACCGGCCCTTTTCTATGTTGTAACTTTAGTTATCCATTGCGCTATAGGTCGAACAAATGGTAATAATGATATCGCCATCAGAAGATTCACACCAGTATGAGCCATTGCTATTCGCAATGTATCACCCTTAGGCATTCCATCCGAGACAAGAGCACCTGCCAGCCAGATCGTACCGGTTGTTCCTATGTTAGCACCAAGCACCGCAGCTATCGCTGCCGGTAGTGGTACTGCACCAGATGCAACCAATCCAATGATTGCCGTGGTTGATAGGGAAGATGACTGCCAAAGTAGAGTCATTATGATTCCACCTGCAAACATCCAGAGAGGACTATGAGTAAAATACGCAAGGTGTTCTATGTTCCCCATAGACTTCATGCCACCTGCAAACATTTTCAATCCAATATAAAAAACTACGAGGCCTACAAGCGTCGTAAGAACAGGATTGCCGAGTTCCATTTTACCTACCTTTTTCCAAAGTTTTTTGTCCATGGTTTCTCTTACTTTCATTATTTTGTTTAATCGCCTGCTGTCGAGCTTTCTCACGATTCTCAGGATAGAGATGTTCGAATCCTTTCACATTCCAGCTCTTAGCCCATGCTGCTGTTTGATCTATACTATGTCGCTTCATTATGCACCTTTACTAATTTTGCACAATCCTTTGGATGATCGATCAATTGCTTTTTTATTGCATTCAATCTTTCAAGTCTCATGCGTTCTGCTTTACGAAGTTTAGTGTTACCACTCAAAATATCTATTTGTTTATCTATAACATCCATACCTTGTGCCATAGCCTTGACATCTCTATCTACACTTCTCATTCGTGTTCTCCACCTTGGCCTCGACCAAGTCCACCAAAATATTGTGGAGCTCGTCTAGCTGTTTCAAAAGTTCCTACTGTAATTGCAATTGCAGCTAGTAATACAACGTGCACAATAGCACTTATACCAAACGCAGTCCAACTACCAACTATAAATGCAAATACAATACACCACATCCAAGCTAAAACTTGCATTACTAAGTGCCGTACTTGAAGATCTGGAATATTACTGAGTGGATTTCGTTTATCATCCATCACTGCATTCCAACCATTTACTATAAATGTTCTCACTGGATAAACTCCTTTTTCATATGTTACTTTTAGTGGATAGTGAGCATCCACCATATCCTTAAATTCTATAGCATCATACTGGTCTATAAAGTATCGAACTACAGTTTGATCCTTAAAATATCCTATGATGCGATACATTAACCACAGCCACTAACACAGAGCATTCCATCCCAAG